TCGGACCATCAGCATCACTAGATTTGGCAATCTATGTTAATTCCATAGCCCTATACACATATCCTTTACTAAAAAGCGAAATAGAACAGAGACTTTCCTGGGCAGGATACAGTTCTAAGGCTGACCGACTAGCCATATCTAATAATGCTGAAATTATAAACCCAATTCAATCAGATTCAATGGTTTCATATAACTATGACTTAATGCAAAAAAACTTTATTTCCCAGGGCGTGTCGGACAATCTTGTGTATGAAAATAATGCTATCTCCCTACGCTCACTACCGCCAGTTTCTATATTTAGTAATGAATCTTCACTATCTTATATCATTACAGAGGACGGACTATCTCTAGGACCCCAGTCCTTTGTTAAACTTACAGATATAGCACATTGTTTTAATGGCTATAGCAATATCATTAGCCAGCAGATACTGCTTGATGGATTATCTACAAAACAAACCATTCTAGAGTTTGGCCCATTTTCTGACAAATCAAGTATAACCATCTATAAAAGCGCGTCGAATAAATTTGTTTTATCTAAAATCTCATGGGAAGATGTTGAAACTGTACTAGCACAAAGCCCAGACCTTGGATCTGATTACACCCTGTACTTTAATGTGGCACTTGTTATAAATAATGGGAATGTATGTTTAGTTGTAGACGAATATGAATCATCTACGACTAAACTGGCGGTGCTGTCCAATGGTTACGAGTTCTATGTCGGCAACTCCTTTGACACAGACTCTCCCTGCACTAGCATTATTAAGAACTTCTCTATTAGTGATTATTCAGAAGACATTCTCTTTACAGAAACAGGAAGATATACTCTAAAATTTAACAAATCATTTAATGTTTCCCAAAAAGGAACCTGGGAGTATCAATTAAATATTCCAGAGAATTGCATCAGTTCTTCAGTTTCATATAACAATGCATCCAAAAATGCTAGGCTCTATGTAAACGGGGAAGAGATATTTGAACCGACATTTATTCCACAAATATCTTATTCATCTCAGGAAAGAGTTTTGTTTTCCGTAGAATTAATTTCATCAGACTCAGTAACAGATATTCCAGTATTCAGCAATTTAAATGTAAGAATGCTGGGGTCTAGTGATGTTTCATCCGGCAATGGAGTGTACTCTATCACCCCACTTTCAATAAATTCAACTGATACTTATACAAAAGTAAATCCATATATCGTTAAATTAAGGGAGACTTCTCCACTAGCCAAGCCTTCAAACCTAGGAATTAAATTTGTGTCTCAACCAAATTATGTATCCGACTACCTTGACCCAAACGTTGGCGAGGGTACTACGGATACCTGGGACCTTGACCCAACAAGGGAAACTTCAGGCGCTTCTGTGGGTGGGAACAAAGATATAAAAATATTAGAATTTATCCTGCAATTAGACAGAGCGCCAGGTGATTCAGAGGAATTTACAATTCTTCAAGTAAGAGGATCTGCGATAAAGATCGCTTATAATAAAAATGGTCTGATATTAAATTCAGGATACTCTCTTTATTTAGATGGAGTTTTATGCACAGGGGGGGAGGACATTTTAGTGGATGAGGTCTACCATTTTGCCGTTGTATTTACTTCTGCACAATCCTCAAGAATTCACCTAGGAATCAATAACAATCAGGACAATGGAATATCTGCCTCCCTAGGAAACTTTGCTATTCACGAAACTGCTCCCGCGTCCCTATCAGAATATCTAGCGGCAAGAACTCAGGCGATTTTTGGAAGGTATTATATCTCTAAAATTGATACCGATAGCCTAGATATTTCTGATACCCCAGCATCCACCCAACAGTTTTATAGAACTGAGGATGGCAAGTATTTTGAGATGAAGGAACTTCCAAGGGTTAAAATTGTCCAAAACTTGTGGGAAACCCTGCAATAATGTACCACTCATGTACATTTTTTATGTTTATATAGCCTAAAATGGTATCATACTCATATGAAGAGAACTAAAATTACTGAAATTGAAGAGACTGATTATGGGCTTTATTTATGGGAAATGCCAGATGGCTCTCTAGTTGCAGATGACGAGAAAAATTTTCTTAATATTCCTGCAAAGAAGGGCGATCAAAGCAAAATTAATCAGTTGATCGATGCAGTAAAATCATTCGGAATTCATGAGGGTAAGGCAGTATTCTGGTCAGGTCACCGTAGAGTTACTGATGAAGAATTTGAGTACCAGAAGCAGAGAATGGAATGGGGTCTTATTCCAGATGAACTAGACTATGGCGCTGCTAGAGATGAACTCATGAATCAACAAAAGGGGCTGGTGTACTAATGGAGTACATTGAGGATTCAGAGAACCAAGAAGTAAGTATTGTTTCTTCTAATGACTTTTTTAAGTTTTCTTCTTCACCAGACGAGCATTCAGATGTTTTCACACAGTCAGCAGAAGTACTAAATAAGTACAACGGGCTGTCTTCTGGATTTAAGAGAAAGAAGACTAGGCAACTTCAAAAGTACCATCGTGGAGATGGCGCAGGATCTAAGAAGATTGAAGATCCAGACGTAACGGGATACGTTATGTTTGAGGTTGTAGAGCCTCCCTATAACATGGACTACCTAGCAAAACTTTATGAAGTATCTGCTCCCCACCATGCCGCTGTGGATGCAAAAGTCTCCAACTCCGTTGGGCTGGGCTTTGACTTCCTTGAGACTGACGCAACCAAGGAAAAGATTGAAGAAATTGACGATCAAGATTTAGATAAACTTAATTTTCTACGTCGCAAAATTTCAAGAGCCAAGTCGCAATTAAGATCTAAGATGGATTCTCTTAACGAGGATGAGTCATTTACTGAAGTCATGAAAAAGATTGACACAGATTATGAGGCTACTGGAAATGCCTACATGGAAATTGGTCGGAAGGTAGATGGCTCAATAGGATATGTTGGACACATCCCCTCTCCTAACATGAGAGTTCGTAGAAACCGCGACGGATTTATTCAGATAGTAAACAATAAAATTGTTTACTTTCGCAACTATGGTGATCGTGATACCGCAGATCCATTGGGCAAAGATCCCCGTCCAAACGAGGTAATTCATTTTAAAAAGTACACTCCTACAAACAATTACTATGGAGTTTCAGATATCATTCCATCGCTCCAGGCTCTAGCAGGCGACGAATTTGCTTCCAAATTTAACCTGGACTACTTTGAGAACAAGGCCGTGCCACGCTACATTGTGGTTGTTAAGGGCGCTAAATTATCAAACGAGTCTCAAAGAAAACTGCTTGAGTTCTTCCAAACTGGACTAAAAGGAAAGAATCATCGCTCACTCTACATCCCCCTGCCAGCAGACGATGGCAACACCAAAGTAGAGTTCAAGATGGAGCCAGTTGAGGCTGGAATCCAGGATTCTTCATTCCGCAACTACCGCAAGGAAAACAGGGACGAGATCTTAATGTCACACCGCGTTCCAGTTACCAAGGTAAGTCTTGGAGATGGGGTTTCGCTAGCCGCAGCCCGTGACGCGGACAAGAACTTCCGCGAACAGGTCACTAAGCCAACCCAGGACTACTTTGAAAAGAAGATAAATAAGGTACTTAAAGAATTTACCGACATGTTCTATTTAAAGTTCAACGAGTTAACTCTTACAGATGCAGATACTCAATCTAAGATTGATGAGAGATACCTTCGTATGCAAGTTCTAGTTCCAAACGAGGTGCGTGCCAAGCAAGGTCTACCCGCTCTAGACGGCGGGGACAGTCCAATTGTCCTTAATGCTCAGGCAAGAGCAGAGCAAAACGCACAGGCTACTAGAAATAGAACAAGAGATCAGCAAAGACAGAATAATTCTCCAGACATTAGTGGAGAGGCAAGAAACCCTCAGGGTGAGGGTCGGGTCGCCCCATAAATTGTTACGGAATTTTTGTATTATTCTGAATACTTGATAACATTGACATTGAGATGGAAATAAATAAGTCTTATTGGCATAGTGACGGGGACAGAATTAATCTGTCAGTCCCGTTCTTTAAGGTGGACGAGGAACGTAGAATAGTTTCTGGTTTCGCTACACTAGACAACGTTGATCGACAGAGGGACGTTGTTGACACAGACGCATCAATCAAGGCATTCGATTCTTTTAGAGGAAATCTAAGAGAAATGCATCAGCCAATTGCTGTAGGTAAAGTAATAAACTTCCGTGAGGAGTCCTTCTTTGATAAGTCAACAGGAGAGACATATCGCGGGGTGTTTGTTGATACCTATGTTTCCAAGGGTGCCCAAGATACCTGGGAAAAGGTTCTAGATGGCACTCTTTCAGGATTTTCAATCGGAGGAAATATTACTAAGGTAGATCAGGTTCAAAAGGGAGATGACATGGTTCGTGTCATCAAAGAGTATGAACTTATTGAACTTTCTTTAGTAGATAGCCCTGCCAATCAACTTGCAAACATCTTTGCTGTCCAAAAATCAGATGGAGTAAACACCATTACTGGTATGGCTGTAGACATAAAGATGGACAATATTTTCTGGTGTGAGAGCGATCAAATTGCTGTCGCCAAAGACGTAGAAACATCAGATTGTGTAATCTGCAATAGTCCAATGACAAACATTGGCTGGGTAGAGGCAAATGATGTTGCCAAGAATGAAGAAATCGGAAAGGCTGTTGACAGACATTTAGAAAAGGCAGAGCCAGGTTCCGTAAAGGAAGGCGATTTTGTTTCTTGGAATTCCTCAGGTGGTACTGCTCGCGGAAGAATTGAGCATATCATGAGAGAAGGTACCTTAGGCGTACCTGATTCAGACTTCTCCATTGAAGCCCAACCTGACGATCCAGCAGTTCTTATTAGAATATGGAAAAAGTCAGGAAATGGCTGGGAAGAGACAGAGACTCTTGTTGGCCACAAGATGAGTACTTTGTCTAAGATTAATAAGTTGCCTGAGCCAACAGACAAAGTAGCAAAGCAGGCAGAAGAGACAGACCATCTTGAAGGAGGTGCAGTAGATATGGAAATTGAAAAGGACGATAAGGTAGAAGATCTTGAGAAGAGCCGAATCGTAGGTGGTGCATTAGACGCAACTGGCGCTGTTGAATCAGAGGAAGGCGTTGCCCCAGCAGAAGAAGAGGTTGCTGAAGAAGTAGACGTAGAAAAGTCTATTGAAGAGCCAGAGATTGAAAAGGCTGCTGACTCCGACGTAGAGGTTGAGGAGCCCGACTTTGTTAAAATGTTGGACGACCTCAAGACTTTCTTCGGAGACAACATTTCCAAGAGCGCAGAAGAAACTAGAGCGACAGTTGAGGAACTTAACAAGGCACTAGACGCTCGCATCGTAGAATTGGCTGAGAAGCAAGAATCACTCAGCAAGGCAGTAGACCAAATCAAGTCGGTAGTTGACGCAGTAGAGAAGCGCATCGACTTGGTTGAGGACGAGACTGCTGTAAAGAAGTCCGGCGATCTTGATGGATCAATGGAAGAAACAACAATCAGAAAAGGTGTCTGGAGCGGATCATTCCTCGGTATCCGTGATCTATGATCATCAAAAATTCGAAAGGTAGGTGAAAAGCAAAATGAGCAACGAACTTTTACAGAAAGTAATTGATACAACAACAGTAGGCGCTGACAATGGCGGTCTTTTGAATGCCGATCAATCAAATCGCTTCATTGACTACATGTTCGATGCAACAATCCTGACCCGCGCTGCTCGCACAATTCGTATGCGTGCAGACACAACAGAGATTGATAAGGTGGGCGTTGGTGAGAGACTTATGGTTCTCGCATCAGAAGGTACAAATGCTGGTCAAACAGACCGTGGCGCAACCTTCACCAAGGTTTCCCTTACGACAAAGAAACTTCGCCTTGACTGGGAACTCTCAAGCGAGTCACTTGAGGACAACATTGAAGGAGCAGATCTTGAGGATCACATCGCTCGTCTGATGGCAACACAGGCCGGAAACGACGTTGAAGACCTCGCTCTCAATGGCGACACAGCATTGTCAAGCAATAACTTGCTCAAGGCATTTAATGGCTTCCGCAAGTTGGCACTCAATGGTGGATACGTTGTTGATGCAGGCGGTGCTACAATTAGCAAGGCCACATTCAATAGCGCACTCAAGGAGATGCCTCGCAAGTACAAGCAACGTCGTAACCAGTTGCGCTTCTTCACCGGAAGCAACTTGGTTCAAGATTACTTGTACAATCTCACTAACATTAGTGCAACCCCAGAAGATATTGCATCAAGCATTCTTCGTGGAAACCCAGCAGCACCAGAAGGTGCCCCAGGTGGTGTAACACCATTTGCATTCGGTATTCCAGTTGTTGAGGTTCCACTAATTGATGAGACTCGCGCAGGCGATTACTCAGGCGCAACCGGACAGCACGGCGAGGTTCACCTCACATTCCCACAGAACTTCATCATTGGCATCAAGCGTGATGTTACTGTGTACCGTGAGTTCAAGCCAAAGAAGGACACAATTGAATACACTCTCTACATTCGTGTAGGCGTTGCAATTGAGAACCTTGATTCATTCGTGGTTGTCAAGAACGTTAAGGTCGCTTCCTGATCTTAGTTCGCAACATTGGTCAAAAGGGGAGGAGAAATCCTCCTCTTTTGCCATTTCTGATATAATTGTCAAAGAGGAAAGGATAAAAATGTCTTTTACAGCAATGAAGATTAAAGAACTTCGTGAGGTTGGAGAGTACTTCGGCGTCGAACTTGAGGGTCTTAAGACAAAGAATGAAATAATCTCTGTTCTAAATGAAGAGGGAATCTCTTATGAGATGTACGCAAAATTTGTGGGCGCGGAGAAGGCAGAGGTAGATATTCCTGCCCCTAAGTCCAACAAGAAGCCAGTTGGGGCTAATGCTGTTCTAGTAAGAATGGACCGCGAGAACCCAGCCTATGAAATTAATGGATATAAGTTCACTAGAGAGCATCCATATGTAGCAATGTCTGAGGAAGATGCAGAGTTCATCTTTGAAAGTCAGATTGGCTTCAGAATGGCTACTCCTAGAGAATTGCAAGAATACTATAACTAATTTGGAGGAGTTTTAGTTGTTAGAGGTATATACGGGAAGTGTAGGTAAAATTAGCCTAACTACATACGATAGGGATGGTTTGCCTGCACAGCCTGATGCCTTACCAGAATTATCTGTATACGATGCGGAAACTGGATCAACTCTTCTCAATGATGCAGATCCATACTTAATTGATTCTGATTACCCAGGCGAGTACGAGTTTGTATTATCTGAGCAAATGACTTCATATGATAGAGTTTTAAGAATTGAATGGCACTACTCGGTAGGTGGCAATCATACCCTGGAAACAGAATTTATTTATGTAATTACTCCATATGCAACAATTGATGAGATAGTTAAAGAACTAGGATTCTCTTCTAGGCCAGAAGATTATAATTATTTTTCATACGATAAAGTAAGGTCGGCGGAAAGAGTCGCCCGTATGATTATTGATACTGAATTAGGTTTCAGTATAGGTAAAAAATATAAGACGGCGACCTTTTATGGAACTGGTTCAGATGTACTATTCCTTAACGAGAGCATAGTAGAAATAGAATCACTAGAAGAAAATGATCAGGTGGTCATTGATCTAGGGGAAAATTTAAATACATTCGGATACCCAGTAGAAATTACTGAAACTGGGTATGCCATAAGAATAGTTAAAGATCCTGGATCTGAAGTCTATGAGCAAGAGATATTAGATCCCGCTGGATTTAATCTAGGTAGATTTAAGAATGGATCTAAGTATGATGTGTATGGACTATTTGGATGGAACTACGTTCCAGTAGAAATTAAGCAAAGCGTATTCCTGCTGGTTAACGACCTACTTTGCTCAGAAAATATTTGGAGAACTAAATATCTTAAGAAGATAAATAGTGGACAAATGTCTGTGGAAATTTCTAGTCTAGCATTTACTGGTACTGGAAATGCCATCGTAGATTCTCTTTTACAAAAATTCAAGAGTATCCAGGCCGTGATTATTTAATGTATGGATGTATTAGCGGATCAGTTTTTTCAATGACCGCAGAAGTTTATCATCAATTAACAGATCAGGATGAAAATACTGGTGCTGTGGTAAGAAGATGGACTTTGCTAAAAAATATTTCCTGCTCCGTTATTCCAATCCGCGAGAGCGGTGGATCAGCAACATCTGATAATAAAACATTCGGCAAAGAATACTCTGAGGAATTAGAACTTAAGGTATACACCAAGGAGAAATTAAGTAAACGATGGAGAGTAAGTACTATTAGAAATTCTCATAAAGAAGAGGTATACACAGAGATAGATAGGGTTTCTACTCCCAGTACTATATTTGAAGTATACGCTTCCCACCCCATCTTTGATATTTTTGGAAACGTCCAGTACTTTGAAAATCATTTACGCAGAGTGGCGGTACAGAATAATGATATCCATTAAAGTTGATCCAATTTCTGTAAATAGAATCTATGCTGAAATTGAAAATAAAATAGACGGGGTAAAAGAACTAACTACCTCTCAAACTAAACAACATTTAATGGATGTGGCTTTTTCTAAGACTGCACTAAAATTTGTTAAAACAACTAATATGGTCGCCAGGGCTGATAAAGCAGCATTCCATCATGTGTATGAATGGGGAGGAACTGGAAACGAGACTTCAAGATTATTTAGAATAATTAAAAAGGGAGAAGCAGGAGGATCTGCTTCAATTTATTACAAATTTAATAATTCTAATAAGAAGGCTCCAATTAGCCCAGCCTTAAGCAACCCAGGTCCGACTGGAAAGTATGTCACCACTAGCGGTATATTTAAGAGAAAAGCAGAAGTAATGGAGGCTGGCAGCCCAGTATCCTTCATAACTAGCAAAACTATAGCCATAGCGCCTGGGGGAAGTGTTATATTTATTCCACCTGGAAAGACCATCAATATTAAATCCCCAGGCGGTACGGCGGTCGCTGGCTCCTTCCAGAAGCATTACCGTGCATGGTGGGCAGCAAACTTCCCATCTGCTTTAGATGATTCAGGAATATCTAAGAAACTTGAAATAAATATGGCGAGAGCGCTTAACAAAACTGGTGCGGGTAGAACAGCAGCAAGAAATGCTATTAAGTCAACTCTGGGAAGATATAAGATTATTGGGAGTGTAGTCTGATGACAAATTACAAGGAAAATGCTAGAGGAGTGCTGAATAGTTTTCTGTGGGACCAACTTCAGGAGGAGTCCCTACTTGACGCGGGAGATTATAGGCCAGACGGTTTCACAAAATCTTTAGTTCCTATCATTCCTTCTCAGGAAATTCCTGAGTTCAACAACCTACTTCCAGACAGCACCTATATTGTCTACGACTTTGAAGTTGAAGGTTATGATGACGATTGGTGGATTTGTGAAGAGACTATGCTGTATAGCATTATATCTCCAGACTATGGAAAAATCCTAGAACTTACTGAATTTATGATTGACTTATTCAGAAGAGTTGATGATTCCGGTCATGATATTCAGATGTTTAATCCAAAGACTAACACAGTAAAATTCTATTCCATCTCCCTGTCCTCTGCCAATTCTCCCTCACCGTTTGAAACTGAGGGTGGAAGAATGATTGGCTCCGTACAAATATCATACAAGTATTCCAGAATACTTGACGGACGAGGAAGATTCTCTTAAATCTTTGTTTTGTTGGTTCCTCATGTTATTATAATAGAGAGGAATGAACCAATCTGGATATTAAAATATCCGAAAGGTAGGTGTAAAATTAATGGCAAATAAGGGTGAAGTT